GGACTTTCGTACTCTCGTGGGTCGCGCACGTGGTTATCGAACCCAGATTGCGTCGCACTTGTCTGGCGCACCCTTAGGAGCAGCGCACATCCAAGCCTTCCAAGGTCCCTTGGCTCCGTTACCTGTTCTAAATTGCATCTGACCGTGCTTACATTCAGGAGTCTGGCCTTCAACTACCTGTGGTTTTGCTGCTGGCGCAGTACTTGATACGGGCGCAGGAGATGAAGAGCCTTTGTAAGATTGGACAACACTTCCAATGAGTGGTGAAAAGTCCTGCGCTGTATTTAACAGCGACTCTAGTTCCTCCTTGCTTGATGCGTATAAGTTAATCAGCGTTTGATCTGCTGAATAAAAACTTACTTGAAACTTTGTTGATTCTGGCGCAGCCATTTACTTACCTCCATTGTGTTTGACAGAAAGGCGAAGAGTTTCCTTGCCTTCGATTATAGGAAGATAGCCTAGAAGTTCTTCGACCTTTTCCTTATTGACTTGTTTGGCACCAGCCACAGTAGACCAACGAACTTCTACTCCTGTGTCAGTGACACCGACTACACCAGCAAGTGCTTCTTTCAAAGCATCCTTTTCTGTAGTCAATTCTTTTATTTTATTATCTAGTTGTAGATAAGTCAGCGCTTTGTCTGCTGCTGATCTATCCTCTATTAACGGTAATTCAATTTTTGTACGTTCTTTTTTTAGACCAACGCATCCCATCTCACCTGACGAGTCATAGTATTTACAATATAACTTACAGTAACTTTCATCTTTCTCAGGCTCTGGTGGAAACTCTGATTGCTTCACACCTTCTAACCAAGATAGGGCTTCAAGCGCGATGGAAGAATCGTACTTCTCTGAGTGGACCTTTACATCGCGCTCGTCACCGTCTCGTGGTATAGCCACAAGATGCACATTGTGGACCTTCCCCAATCCACTTTGTTCTATTAAGTATCCGTAAGTATGTATTTGCCAGCGTTGCTGCTGGCTTGGAAAGTAAGTGAGGTTCTTCAACTTCACTGTCTTCCAATCAACTACATCTCCTGTCCCAGGGATGTAGAGATCTACGTGGGCTTTCATCCCATTATGTTCTACGCTCTGCTCTAGTAGAACTTCCTTGTTATTTGATAAAGCCTTTTCAATGGTGTCGTGGATAGCAGTTCCCATAATTGCAGCCAATTTCAATTCATTTTCATTAGTCTCAGGCTGGTTATGTAACTTGTACCAAACCTTACGACGGCAACTACCTAGTTCAGATGGTCCTATTTGAACCTGCGTAGAACGTGGTCGTTTGTTTTCTTTTTCGTAGAGAGCCTTGATAAGTAAATCTTTTACATCCATTTGTATTCTTCCCACCTGTTTATTGTAATGCGAAAGAATATCAGATTGATTACAAATATCCTAGCAATAATCTGCAAAGGCATATCTTCATATTCTCTGTAGTAATCAATACCTAAACCCCAGTTGCCAATGGAGCCACTGGTAACATTCATAGTCCATCTGTCTCTCATATAATCCTCTCCTGAGTGACACATTGAATCGGAGGACAAGTATTGATGTCAAGCATTGAAGCAATCTGAACGGCTTTCTCGGCGTGTTGCTCTACATTACCAATAGTGAGACGACCCACACGATCATAAAGATAACCGAGAGCATAAGCGCCGCCACTACCGATTCCATAAATTTTGTGGTCAGATTTGATAAACGATAAGTCCGTCGCGATATGGAATACATTCCCATTAAACGCGACAATGTAGTCGAATCCTGCTTCTTTATCTTTGGACGCTTCATAAGGTTCATATCCATTCTCTTTGAATGCCGTGAGTATGGACGGCATAACTTTCTTGCCCATCCACTGCACGGGGTCTGCGCCTTTGTAGGTGGGCGGGGTCCAGTTATAGGCGAGGATATCTCCTGGCCTAGCATCACCGACAAGACCTAGTATGTACTTGCCTACGTGAATAATCTTAGGTGTGGATGTACTAATAGTACGCAGATTATCTTCTGTTATCTGACTGTCTGCTGCTATGACTGCTCTATCGTCTAGTTCGATTGCTACTAATGTGGTCACTGGATAATGGTAGTGGAGATACGGCGTGTCGCGTCAGCGACACTCTTATGGATTATTACAATATGAGCCGAAGGCGAATTAAACGGCACCTTACGGTGCCGAGGCCAAAGGCCGAGAGGCGACCGACCTCAAGGAGGGAGCCGTGCAGAGAATGTGGTTCCGTCTACTTCGGCTGCTGAAATATAGCACTCCTCTTCCACCTATTACTGCTGCTGACCTACGTTCTTTAGGTCCAGTCCACGCTTGTTCCTGTGGTTGCACAGTCTTTAATGTCTTTGCTCAGTTTGATGATTACGATATTGCTTGGTGGGGTTTAGATGCTACCTGTGCTAACTGTGGCAACCTAGTACGCATACCTTGCCCAGTAGATAAAGAAGAAAATAGTTTTTAGGCAACAAAAAAAGAGGCCCCACCCCGTTAAGGGTGAGGCCTTCCTCGCAGCGCTCTTACAAACTACTTCTTACCGCGTCCAAACTCAGTAGCAGACGGATCTAGCCACTTTAGGACTGGGCCAAGGAAGCCAGCAAGTGCTGCTGCTCCAAGGGTTTTGAGGTCTGTTTCTCCAGCAAGGTACAACGCAATAGCAGCAGATGCTGCAGCGCGGAACCAGGTTAGAGAGATTTGCTTTAGTGTTTCCACTATCGTGCCTTTCTCTTGGGTTTGTGGTGGCTGTAGGTTAGCCATAATCTGATTCACAACTTTAGGTTGATTCATCCACCAAAACCAAGGGCTAGTATCATTAGCCATATCAGCGTTGATAGAGATATGAAGATGCTTAGTGTGAGGGTTGCTACCAGTATAAGGGCGATTGCCACGGTTAGCATACTGGCGTGACCAAATTTTTTTATTGAAGATAAGGTAGGAAACCCTGTCATCTTCTTTAAGTTTTTCAAATATCTCGGCACAGTCAATACCTGCCTTTGGGTCGTGAGTCAGGTCTACTGCTAAGCCTGTATTGTGGTCAGAGTTAGGACTTGCCTTGATGTGAGCCTTGCTTGGTAGGAGTCCATCCGATATCTTGTTCCGCTTGGGTACAAGCGCAGTTGCCTGCCTGAGAACGGCAATTACTGCAGGTGTTGCACGCTTTGCAACAGGTTTCACTTGTCATCCTCTTTCTGCCAGAATCTTGTAAATCTCATCGACTCGTTGTTCAAGTCGAACTACTGTGTCTTTAATACTAGAGCCACCATTGGGTCTAAGTTCATAAAGAAATGACTTGACTATCCAGCGCAGTCCCATAAACAGGGTTGATGTGATACCAAGAACTGTGGCAATAAGCATTGCCCATTCAGTAGGGGTCATTGCAGGCTCCTATACGGATCTAATTGTGACAACTAAGGTTCCACCAAATCCAGTGAACCTCTTGTCTTGCGGTGTACGGTTGATAAAGTCCATCTCTTCTATCAGGCCAATAAAGGATTCTCCTGTACGGAAGTCCTCTATTCGGATGGTATCGCCTGCATTTTCTACTGCTTCGAGTTGTTGCATACGGTCCCAAGCAGAACTCTCATAACCTACTTCCACTCCGAACTTATCGCTTTCGTGGTCGTAGCAGAATAACGGATACTGAATCAAGCGCTGACGTGGTACTGCTGGAAGGCTCTTGAGTTGGTATCCAGTAAACAATGGTCCAAGAGTGCTATCTGAAGTATCACGGGTCAAGGTAAACTTGAAGCCCATATACTCTTGCGCTCCCTGTGGATATGGGATACCGATTTCTTGAACTGCAGATTCTTGAGCAAATGATCCGATTGGATACTCTGTTCCATCATAGGAGATAGATGAGATACTCAAGCCACCATTGGTGGTATCAATACGCGGGGTAAGGAGTTTGAATAACTTACCTTCAAGAGTGTTGTAACGGACATAACCAGTCTGTAGATAGCCAGATGAAACCAGTCTATCTTCTGACTCAATGTAGACAGAGCCATCAGTTGCAGTGGCATTGGTTGTAAATGCTAGACGGTCTGTACCGTTGATAAAGGC